AACCAAACTTTTACGTTGAATGAAATCTTCAACGGTTTTAATAATCTTTTTTATATCTTCTGAATTTACAATACGTCGACCTATTTTTTCACCCGCTTTATCCACTGCCATGCGGACAATAGCTAATTCACAATCGCTAAATTTTAATCCTTTACAAATATTATTAGAAGTCATATTCTTATATAATATATAGATTATTTATTCGAATATAAAAAGAGTGTTAATATCAATCATTGTATTTACATAATATGTCAAATGCACATTTCACATCTATATTTATTAAACTATTCTGCATAATAATGATAATCTCTTGCTTTACTTGTTCGTGAATATAAGTTAGTTCGCTCATAGACCACCACAAATGAGGTACATGTTCTTTATTATATTTTGGAATGTATATAATATCTTTGAATGGATCAAATGAAACCTTTTTACAAAATATAACGTGCTTTTGAAACGCATCTTCATTACAATTTATTATGAAGCACTCTGGACTTGTATCATAATTAATGTCACTTAATTGTAACATTTAAAATATGATTGTAGTTATTGAATATAATATTTATAATTGTTTATAACTCATAAAATATTAAATACTATTTTATCAATTTTATTTTTTAGCTTCTATATTTATTACGCTATCTCTCAATTCAGCTGGTTTCAAACAAAAGGCGTAACCACATTTATTAAAGAAATCTATTTCATCTTTTAAATTACGGTCATTGTATTGTGATCGCATAGCTACCATTTGACACCCAGTTTCGCGACATAGTATTCCAGTCGGGTTAGATGGATTGGATTTTTCATCTGGCATTACCATAGTCATTGCACGTTTATTAAAAAATGTCAATTCATTCACGTCGGCATTATTTTCCATGTCACTAAACCTATATACCCGCATATAGTCTGAACTACTTGTTAGGTTGACATATTCTAATAGTTCGTCGTGCTGTAAAAAACTTTGATCGTGTTTATCCACTATTATAATGACTTTATTCATAAATGCTAGTAAAGGAACCTCTCCTAAATTATGGCCACCTGATTCATAACTAAATGCATTTCCAAGCATTATACTAGCATAAGCTTGAAATATTTCGATAAGTTTGCTGTACATTTTATGATTATTACTTCTTATTCTTAAATGAACAATAATTGGGTCGGTATTGTTTGGGGCAGTTCCAGTAGCAAACGCATAATCTTTTATTGTTTTCATTACATCTGCAAATGGTACTGAATTAAAGGTTTCCTTTGTATAATAATCATCATTTATACTTGTTGCAACAACCGGATTATCGTCAATAGAATATAATGCAAAATCTAAGCACCTAGTTCCTGTAGACAAAATGCTTTTTAGATTACAAATGTCTACATAGTCATACGAATAATCCCCTCCAGAACATGCGTTATATGCGGTTTTGATAAAATAATCGTATAATTTACCAGCACATAGAGGATCGTTTTTATTTATGGGCTTAATTGCACCATTTATTTTGGGATATAATTGATTCATATAACTACATTCCCGGCCTTGTAACCCATTCAAGCGTATAGCGTAATAAATCATCCAAATAATTATAAAAAAAATTGCAACTATTATTATATATGAAATCATAGTTGCATTATCATCTTTAAGAACTGGAAAATGAATATTACTTAACATACTATCTAATATATGAATATATTTTTTAACTGAATATATTTTTTAACTGAATATATTTTTTATCTGAATATATTTTTTAACTGAATATATTTTTTAACTGAATATATTAATAATTTGAAATTAGTTAAATAATTAATATATAGTTATAATTATATGGCAGGTGGTTTGCTAAACCTCGTAAGTCAAGGACAGCAAAATATTATATTAAATGGAAATCCCAGTAAAACCTTCTGGAAAACAACCTATGCAAAATATACTAATTTTGGAAAGCAAAATTTTCGATTGGATTATGAAGGGACCCCCACATTAAATCTCACAACAGAGTCTACTTTTGTTTTTAAAGTAAAACGTTATGCGGACCTATTAAAAGATTGCTATTTATCATTCACATTGCCAAATATATGGAGTCCTATTTTTCCACCGCAACAATTTGAAAATGGCGACGGAACAACCAGTTACACAGATTGGGCTCCATATGAATTTAAATGGATTGATAATATTGGTGCTCAAATGATTAGTAAAATTACTATTACTTGTGGTAACCAACAACTCCAAGAATATTCGGGACAATATCTGTTATCTGCGGTTCAGCGTGATTTTACAGGAACCAAAAGGGCATTGTTTGATGAAATGACCGGCAATACAGCAGAATTGAATAACCCGGCGAAATCGGGATCTTACTCGAATACTTATCCAAATGCTTATTATACAAGTAGCGCTGCAGGTGCGCAACCTTCTATTATGGGGAGAATATTATATATTCCATTAAATTCATGGTTTGGATTAAAAAGTCAAATGGCGTTTCCATTGGTTTCTCTTCAATATAACGAGATGCATATTACAGTTACGATTCGCCCAATTAATGAATTATTTCGAATAAGGGATGTGATGGATTATGCAAATAATTATCCTTATATAGCGCCGAATTTTAATCAGTATTATCAGCAAATGTATCGTTTTTTACAGACGCCGCCCGATGAAGAATTGGGACCCAATTCATATGTAGATGTAAGGTCTGTATGGAATCCAGACATAAATTTAAATTGTAATTATTGTTTTCTCTCGAATGAAGAATCCGTATTGTTTGCAAAGAATGAACAAAAGTATTTATTCAAACAAGTGCATGAAAATGTGTTTTATAATGTAACCGGCTCTAATAAAGCTCAATTGGATTCGCTTGGAATGGTCGCAAGTTGGATGTTTTATTTTCGACGAAGTGATGTGAATTTACGCAATGAGTGGTCCAATTATTCTAATTGGCCGTATAATTATATGCCAGTTCCAGCCTATCCCGCGCCAACTGTTGGGGCTTTCCCAAATCCGGACCCATATGGCGCGTCAACCATAGGTCCAGGTCAAACTCCGGATGGTGGTTCCACCGGGTTGTTGATTAGTGGGGTATATAATCCGCAAAATTTGAAACAAATATTAGTCACCTTAGGAATTATGATAGATGGCGGTTATAGAGAGAATGTTTTACCTGCTGGGGTGTTTAATTTTATCGAAAAATACGTATCTACAGGCGGATATGCACCCGATGGATTATATTGTTATAATTTTTGCTTAGATACGTCTCCTTTTGTATTGCAGCCATCCGGTGCAATGAATATGAGCCGATTTACAAAGGTTGACTTTGAATTTAATACGATTACTCCTCCTGTGGACCCTTACGCACAAGTATTGACCATATGTGACCCTGATTCGGGGCAAATTATCGGCATTAATAAACCTACCTGGCGAATTTATGATTATAATTTTGACCTATATGTGTTTGAAGAGAGAATAAATATGATTACCTTTGTGGGCGGTAATGCTGGGCTTATGTATGCTACTTAATATAATAATTTGTGATATATTATATTAAATTTAATCGGCATTATACGCTGGCATTATAACTTCGCTGAATATCATAGCAAAGCTAAAATTAAGGAAATCCCGAAGGTTAGTATCTTTGTTCGGGTTTGAGCTAGCGTCTATAGGACCCTTAGGCACCGATATTGTTTGTGATAATATTTTTAATAAAGCACATTTCATTTCTTCCATCTGTTTGTCAGACATTGTTGGTTGGTTGGTACTTCCAGTAATACTTGCAGTTCCGGTTTCCGTAGTTTTGTCAGGATGTGTGACCTGAATTGTTCCTTCTATAGCTAAGATAGTCTGGTTTTTGCCGGTCATTGTTATAACGTATAGATAGAATACATTTTTTACAAAAATAATAATTATTACGGATTAATCTGGCACAATTATTGTGTCGGAAATAATGCTAACAGCAATTTTTGCAATAGTAATCGGTGATTTCAGATTTGAGTTATTGCTCAACGTCGGCGTTGAGTTTGTTAATATTTTTAATAAATCACATTTCATTTGTTCCATCTGTTTGTCAGACATAGATGGTTGATTTGTACTTCCAGAGATAGTCGCGCTTGCTGAAGCTGTGAAGTCGTTCGTAAATTTTGTCTTGCTAGTTGCGGTTATGGTGACGGTTAATGTCATTGTTATAACATATAGATAGAATATATATTTTACAAAAATAATAATTCCTATTATGCGTCCTAGTGGGGAGTGTCTTGATATTCCTCGATAATAAGGGACACAACCGGGGACTGCATAGGGGCCTTGTTTAAGCTTTTGCTTAACCTGTTTTGTAATCGATTGTTTGCAACTGTTGATAAATGTTTAAATAACTCACTTTCCAATTTTAACCTCTGTTTGAATGGAATGTTTAACGAATCGAAACTTATTATACCGGTACCGGTCCCGGTTCTAAAATAGTAAAAAAACTGGCGATCGCACCTATGAAATTACCACCCTTCTGATTTGAGCTATTGCTTAACCTGTTTTGTAATCGATTGTTTGCAACTGTTGATAAATGTTTAAATAACTCACTTTCCAATTTTAACCTCTGTTTGAATGGAACGTTTAACGAATCGAAACTTATTGTACCGGTCCCGGTTTCATTAGAAGTGCTGCCATCTGAATATGCCGTCGTAAGTGTGACTGATATTGTAACTGTTTTTTCGACCATTGTTATAACATATAGATAGAATATATATTTTACAAATATAATAATTCCTACATTTGTACAATTACAAAGTAGACATAAACGTTTTATTATTTGCTAGAATCACGGTTCATTTTTTAAACGCAGGGTTAATCATACATATTTTCTTTAAGTAGGTAAATCCATTTATTATATATTTTCGTGTATTTTTTTTCCAAGACTTTTTTGGGAAACTGAAAAATGGACAAAAATAATGTCCAAATTCTGGTTTTGCTAAATCATCTTGGAAAAACGGAAACGTTTACTGCATAAAAGTTTTTAGCGTCTGGACACCAATATAATAATTTTCGATTTGTGATGCTAACTTTTTAACATTTATTATTATTATTTTGTGGAAAGGATTTAGAGTTTTTTTCTGTTCATAAATTATTGAACCGTTTGAATGGAAAAAATGCCCGTAAAAGCAAAACTCTACGAATGTGCCGCATGTGACTTTAAATGTAGCAAGAAACATAATTATGATACACATTTAATGACAACAAAACACACAAAAAGAACAAATTTGAACGGATTGAACGATTTAATG